CTTTTAAGAGGTTCTACTCCAGGCATGATAGCCCCTAGTGTAGATCTCAATAAATATTCAGCAACAGGCTTTATTTGAGATTTTTCTTTGGCTTCTGACCATGAGAAAGTGCTTAAGGATTTCCCTAGTTCACCAGTAAAATCTTTTTTATCCCAAGCAGCTTGTTTCTCTTCTCTAGAAGATTTGAGCATACCAGCGATATCTTTTACATCTTGTTTCGGTGCTGCCTCTTCTACTGGTTTAGCCGTAGAAGGATCAAACGAAGAGGAGTCTGTAACTTCTCTAGCAGTACTTGGATCGAATGCCATAGTGTCCTAGTTTATTTTAGTGGAACCCACTGACCAGCGTTATACATAGCTCTGTTGCCTTTAGCGTCTGTATAGATCTGGCCTTCTTTGAATTTAGTTTCTTTTGTTTTAGGTGATTCTTTTTGAGCTTCTTTAGTTGCAGTAGGAGCAGGAGATTTAGGAGTACCTTTTTCGTATTTAAAACCCTCTGTATCAGAGAACCATCCCTTTTTAGTTTCAGGTTTAAATATTTCTTCAGCAGCCATGTCTTTAGCGTCTTGTAGATCAATACCTTCAGACTTAGCAATTTGACGTGCTCTAGCTTCTACTTTAGTAGCTGCTGCTGTCCAATCTTCATCAGACATAGTATCAAGCATGTCTTTACCATAAGTAGATTTTAATACAGACTCAGTACCTTTAACTTCAAAACCCTTAGCAGGTTTCATACCGCCTTGTCTACCAGCAGCATTACGAGTACGCTCTAAAGAAATATCTTCAAGGTTACGATGATGTTGAATAGTCTCTTCTAAATTAAGAACTTTAAGCTTAGCACTTAAGTCTTGAGCTTCAGAAGTACCTAGATCAGTAACCATCTTACGAGCACCTGCAATATCATAAGTACCATCAGGCTTTTGGAAACGCTGAAGCTGACCACGAATAATCATCTTAGTGTTGGTATCTAAACCAGCAACATCTAAAGCACCGAACAGATCTTCTTTAGTTTGTGCATTTTTAGCAACACGAGAACCGACATCTAAAGACTTTATTTGAGCATTTAGTTTACTTAATTGTTGTTCTCCTGCTGCTTTGCTAAGATCTTGTGATTCTTTTAAGAACATGTGCTGTAAAGAACCAAGGCCTTTAGAGCCTGCAATGGCTGCAGCTTTTTGGTTTACTCCTTGTAACTGCCCAGGAGTCATGTCTTCAGGTTGAGCACCTTGGTAGACATCACGAAGGATATTACCTTCAGCAATGTCAGTACCAATTTTACTACCTAGTTCGTAACCAGCTACTGCTGATTCTGCGAAGCTTGCCATATTTTATCCTTATAACGTAGCAGCGTAATCAATCCAAGCCATACTGTCTGCACCACTAGCTCCGCTTAAAGTAGTAGACAAGTCACCACCACTCATAAGAGGGTCTGACATGAAACCAAAAGGCCCACCACTGCCCCCACCAAAGATACCAGACTTAGACAAAGCACTACCTGCTAACAAAGTACCAAAGATACCTGTTTGAGCATTTTGTTGATTAATTTGATTTTGTAATTGTGCTTGTTGTACTTGACCACTATATTGCTGGCTTGTAGCAGAACCAGGAGTCTGAGAAGTAGCTCCTGATAATGTACCTAATTGACTGTACATTTTATCATAGAAAGAACCAAATACATTTTGTCCATAACCTTGCAAAGCAGCGTTTTGGCTACCTGATTGTAAAAGACCTTTAGAGGCTCCTGCAGCGTCAGTAGCTCTCATGCCTTGTTGTAAAGTTTGTTGATAACCAGGCATAGACAAAGCTATAGAAGGGTCATTCATTAAGCTTTGTAATTGAGAAGCAGCACCAGTACGACCACCAATAGCACCGTATGGGTCATATTGAGATTGAGGAGGAGGTGCAGGAACTGATGCTCCACCGCCACCACCACCGCCAAAGATTGAACTTACTATTGAACCCATGAGAACTCCTTAAATATATTTGCTAAATAGCTTTTCGATAAACGTGTATCCTAAATACTCAAATAACTTGCTATTATCTTGATGTACTTTAGTTGAACACAATATTTTATTAACACACAGACTTTTAAGATGCTGTTCAGCGTACTGAAACAGTTTAATGCCTGTCCTACCTTTTCTATGCTGTTTACGTAAGAAGTAAATATCTTCGTAAGCAGTTAAACAAGATTTCACATGTAGATGTCTAGATATAATATAGAGAATGTAACCAATCAACTCTCCGTCACTTCTACATGTAACAAGCTGAATCATTCCAGCATTGTCTAAATTCTTATATTGATCCCAATCTAGATCAAGATCATAACCACCACTTGTTGCACCTTCTAGTTCTTCATAATGCTCAGGATAGAGAGTGGCTAATTCAGGAACTACATCTGAATATCTCTCTATCTGGTAAGTAATCATTATGTCCTATATTGTAACTGTGTGGGTTCTGAAGCTTCTAATTCACCAATATCAAAGTCAACCTCGGCTGCTAACAGTCTTAAAGGTTGATTGTCTGTGCATAGGAACTCCCATGCTCTACGACGTGCTGCACCACTTTGATACACTTGTGGTCGTTGTTTATCTAGGTTTACTGAGCGATAAGGAGACCAATTTTTATAGTCATCATTAGTGTGTCTAATGTTCATAACTGCAGGGACTTTATCTCCTACAATCTCTAAACGATTAAAGAACTTACGCTTAGTAGTACCACCATCAATAATATCTGTTACAGCACGATAATAAATAGGAGCACCAGAATCATTATAAACATGATCTGACATCGTATATAGTGTGCCGTTATCATCATCTAATAAATAGTAAGTATCGCTAATTTGAGTAAAGAAACTAGGACGGAAGTACTGCTCAGCATAAATACCTGGCACTCCTGAGTCTGCATCACCAACAGCCCACATAGTCCATTGAGTCCAAACCTTTTCATTTACATCGTATACTATTGTAACATTTAAATCAGCTAATGTCAAGACATAAAAAGTATGTCCATTTATTCTTAAAGCATAAGCTCTAATATCAGCTAAAGTACTATTNTGTAAAATACGGTCAATAAANGGTGTAGANAGCTTTGTAGGGGCTGTNCCTGAGATNGCATAGACNGANGGGCCTGCNTCTCTAGAAGTACCTACCCAGACTATAATGTTCTCAAAACTAACGATAGAATCTCCGTTAGCACAGCCAAGCTCAATATGGTAAGGAGCAGCAACTGCCAAAGGGGAACCTGGATACGTACCAGCATCATAGAACCAATCAATAGACCATTGCCCAAAAGTAACAATATAGTTTAAATGCTTACCTATTCCTACTAACTGGTCAGGTTCAGCCTCAGCAGTAATATAATTTAAAGCATTCCAAGTAGTAGGGTCATTAGCATTAGATGTATAAATCTCACCATTAGGGCTTGCAATAACAGTGTAGGTGTCTAAGTAGCAAGCACCTGGGACTAAAGGCCCTGAAGGAAACCCACTAAGCTGAGCAGAAGCAGCTACTCCTGAGCCTGTAGTAGCTGTAAATGTAAAAGTAATAGTATCAGAAGGTGTATAGCCTGATCCTTTATTAGTAATAGTAATGCTTGTGACTACACCACTTGTAAGCTGTACAGTTCCTGTAGCAGTTGTTCCACCACCTGAAGGGGCTGAAATAGCTACGGTAACATCACTAGAATAATTAGAACCACCAGTAAGAATAGTAACACCAGCAATAGAATCATTAGTAACCTGACTAAAAGCTCCTGAACTACCATCAATAACATAACCATTTACTTGATTATGAACAAATAGATAAGTATTGTTTAAAGTCTGTTCAAAGTAACAAGTAGCATAGTTACTATTAATAAGACCTGTCATTGTACCTACAGTAGTTCTTGCACCAGTGCTAGGAACAATCTTATAAATTACGTTATCAACTACTGCGTATAGATTACCTTTAAAGTAAGTTAATCCTTGTCCTTGCCCTGTAGGCATAGTAGGAGAGGTAACAAACGTAGATGTACCAGGACGCTTAACAAACTCTCGCTTGCCGTTAGTCGCTTCAAAATAACCATTAACACACTTAGAGTCAGTGTTTAAATAGCCGTTTCTTGTTTCGATTGGTTGGCTTAGAGGAATTCGAACTATTGGCATTAGTTAGGTTTTCCAAAGGTTACGTTAGCCATACGAAGGTCAGCTTGGAAGAATGTAGAAGTAGCTTCCACATCCCAATCACATAACTGGTCTTGATATGTCTTAGCTCTCATGGCAATTTCTTGACGATGATTAGCAGGTACGCTATATTCAATAGCTAACTGATCTGCTAAGTTCCATACTAAAGTATTCATCCATTCAGCAGGAAAGTCAGGAACTTGACTACCTGTATTGACATCATCCATAGGTTGTTGACACACAAAGTACAGTTGATACTGTGAAGCAGCATTCTGATTAGGAGTTAAATAGACATACAAATCACTCCAGTTCTGACGTACATTGCAGTATATAGAGTTAGCAACACCTGTAGAAAACTTAGAGCCTAGAGTGTCATACTCTTGCTTACTAAGAATCTGCATAGGAGTATCAATAGGAGGAGATACTGTATACTGACGTAACCAAGCTTGAATAACCTTTAAAGGCTTAGCTGTATCTAAGTCAGTAGAAGCATTTAAACTAGCAGGCCCAATAGAATAGGTAGTTTGACCGTTAACAATAGGAATATACAGTTCATTTACTTTCCATATCTTTAAACCCTGAGTAGCCATTTGTTTGACTAAAAGATTTAAAGCTAAAGAAGCATTTGCAGTAGTGGCTGCATCAGGGGTATCGCCAAGTTCAAGAACACCTAACTTACGTAAAGCTAGTTGTATAATCTGGTCACGTGTAACGGTAAAAGTACTAGACATTTAAGTTCCAAATAATAGTTTAATTGCTTTATCAACACCCATAGACTGTGCTACAACAACAGCTAAAGCACCTATTGCTATGTACTTAATTTGTGCTAAGTTCTTTTCTATAGAACTCATAGTTTTTTTTAAGTCCGTATGACTACCACGAAGTTCTTTAATATCTTCTTCGTGATTATCTATTTGTACTTCAAGACGGACTACTCTGTTTTCTAACAAATCAGACACTATTAACTCCACTGTTCAGTTGGCTTAACAGGCCATGTTGGGTTGTCTACTGGATTAATAGCATATTGACGTACTGCTGCTCTATAAGCAGTAAACGCTGCAACGTTTAATAAACCACAATTAGAGATTTGAGTCCAATCAGTAGCACTTAATAAACTACAAGCAATAGTATAACATTCTTCTGTAGGTGTAGGAGGTACTGGTGGTTTAGGTAAAGCAGCCTCAAACTTAGCAATACAATCTAAAGCCCATTGTGGAAGTTCTGTGATGTTTGTACGAACATCAGAATCAATATAACCTGAAACACCAAACCAATATAAATTTATAACTCCTTCAGGAATTAAAAGACCTAAGTTTAAAATAGATGCACCATCTTTAAAAACAGAATCAGTATTTTTAGCAATAATAACAATAGTCATAATTAAGTCTTTATAATGAAGTTAATACCGAGATACGGAGGTAAGTTAGCATTTGTACCGCTTACACCAGCAGTTGCGTTAGCTACAGAAATGCCAGTTACTGCTGTACCTGTTGTTCCGCTAGTTGGGGCTTGTGCAGATGCACCACCTGTTGTTCCTTGACTTACATTTACATAAGTTGTATATGAATGATTATGTCCAGGATCGGTTACAGTAGCAGTATGTGTATGACTTACTACAATTGCATCAGTAGAGCCACCTGTAGAACCTATAGTAGTTCCGTAAGGCATACGGTTTGTATAGTTTGGTAAATTAAATGTAGTTGTTCCATCACCAGTACCAAAAGTAGTACTAACAACCGAAAACAAAGCTGCATAAGTAGTACGAGAAACTGCAGTACCATCACAATTTAAATACCCAGTCGGTGCAGTACTTGTAGGCCACATAAAAAGTGAACCGCTAGGGACTCCTTGAACAGTAACAGTACCTGTAGAACCGTTTACAGATAACACACCAGTATTGCTAATTGTTACGTTACCTGTAGAGGAAGATACACCAATACCTGTGCCTGCTATTACACTGTCAACTACTACAGGATTAGTAATAGAACTTAAACTACCTGCAGTAATACGTAATTGTACGCCATCACCAATAGCAAAAGCTTGTGCTGTAGTTCCTTCTTGTGCTCTAACAATGGTAAATGTATCATCACTTCTAGCAGTACACTGTACAATTTCCATATTACCTGTTAACTGACTAATCAAAGTTAACATAAAGTAGTTACCACCAGTAGGTGCAGGGAATAAACTTCCTGAACCACCGTTGACGATAAGCGTTGTTGCAGAAGACGAAATAGGATATACCATTCCTGTTGCTGCATTGTTTGTAAATAATGGATAGCCCATAGTTTATCCTAAAAGTTGTGTATTAAATAAATAGCCATTAACGACTCTTAAATTATCGTTTTGTGGAAGTATCTCAACAAAAATCCATTCTGGTTCTGGTCTAGTAAATGGAGGAGCTTGATAGTCAGCAACACCTCTTACAAAGTCTTGAGGCTGCCTAGGTTCCCAACAACGATCATCTACTTTAAAACCATCCCAACGTTGTCTTAGCTCAGAAGCTTTAACTTGTCTTCCACAAACATCACACAGGGCTTTCCAATCGCCACGTAGATAGCTTGGAGTATAGCTCATATCAGATTAGAGCCTGCAGTATAAACAGGTAAATCACCTACGGCTGTATAGATATTTCCGTAAGAAGTAGTAGCTACCATTTCTAAACGATAAGTATTTTCATCTACACCATTAATAATACGCTGTGATACGTTAGCACCACTGATAGTAGGATTACCTGAAAGGATAGCAGAAGGATTAGTATCTGTACCGTTCATAGTAATAGCAGTGCAGGTGGCAGAACTAATAGTCTCTGCAGGATCTAATACCTGGCTATAATTAAAAGTAAATAACTCATTCTCGCTAGTTATTTTATAGGTAAAGCTATTTGCCATTATTTTTATCCAAGAAAATAGTTCTGATTTTAACCAAATCTATACTGCGTAGTCGCTGTATAGCGTAATATACATTGCTGGAGATTGCTCCAAAGATAGGAGAAACCTGTGCTAATAAACTGGCAAAACCAGTAACTGATATTGTAAATAAATGTTGCAGTCCCTTGGTCATTGTTATTATAACATAACTTTGAAGATAAAGCAACTTATTTACAAGCTTTTTAAGACTTACTGCTCCTGTAACGGCTACACTTAAAACTTTACCAAGTATTAAATGTCTAGCTAAACTAACCGTAGCAGTAACTGAATCTGTTATAGTTTTGTAAATACCTTTAATAATACTAATAGTTGCTGTAGAAGCAATATTAAAGGTTCTAGGTACTAACTTAAATAATGACACTATTGAAGTAGATAATATACTTTTAGTTACTTTAATAGCTTTTATAATAGTAGGACTACCAGTAACTACTTTAGATAAAGCAACTAAGTGCATTGCAATATCTGTTAATACTACTGTTGTCATTTCTGTAATAGTAGCCATTATTTTATTAATAGCTCTTATATAACTAACTGTGGTAGAAACAGATACTAATAAATTTTTACCACGTAAAGGAAATAAACTAACTGTAGCTGTTACTAAAACACTTAATATTTTAGATAAAGTTTTAAGGAAAGAAATAGTAGCTGTAGACGATATAGATACTATTTTACGAATAACTTTAACTATTGAAATTGCAGCCGTTACACTAACACTTAATAACTGAGTCTTTAAAGAAACAGTTGATCCTGCAAAAGGTGCTGCTGAGTTTGGATAACGTCCAAACATTACTTAGCCCACCAATGCTTTTACTTCATCTTCGGAAAGACCAAGTACTGTTAGTTTAATCATGTCGGTATTCCAATCCAAGTTAATGTGGGTTCATTCCAAATATATGCTTTACCATCATTAGGCATAGGTGTTGGTGCTTGCCAAATCCATGTAGGTGCTGAAATAGTCCAAGATGGATAAGGTTGTGGTGCATAAAATACATCATTTACTGAATCATAGGTATAGCCAACTCCAGCATAATTTGCTCTTAATGCTATACCGCCATTAGGTTGCCCATCAGCACCATAATGAATACCACCCCTTGTATTGTAAGAAGTTTGAATCCATTGACCTGGTGATGAATCTACAAAAATATTAAAAAAATCAGATTCAGCAACAATAACTTGAATAACTTGTCCATTAAGGACTTTAGCGTAATGACTCATCCTGTGTAACTCCCTGATGAATTATAAGTAAGAATAGTGTTTGAACCTGATGTAGTAACAGATGGGCTTCCAGTTGTAGTTCCTGAGTACCTAGAAGTTGGGACAGAAAGAATAACCACTCCTGAACCACCAGCCCCACCTGTTCCAGCAGAGTAGCTTCCACCACCACCGCCACCTGTATTTGCTGTTCCAGCAGTTCCTGTTCCAACTCCATTTCCAGCACCACCGCCACCAGAACCTCCAGCACCAGATGGGTTTCCTACAATATAAGTAGCACCACCGCCACCACCAGCATAAGTGACAGAAGAACCAGTAATTGAAGATGCAGTTCCATTACCGCCAGCACCTGAAGTTGTAGAATTTACTGCGTTTGCACCAGTTGCACCAGCACCACCACCACCGCCTGATGGATATGGCCCAGAAGTAAATCCAACATTTCCACCGCCAGCATTTCCTTGTCCTGATGTACCTGAACCACCTGTAGTTGTTCCGCTTCCTGAAGCTGCGCCACCGCCACCTGAGCCACCACTTGCGCCATTATTACCAGCAGATGTTCCAGCACCTCCACCAACAGAAGTAATAGTGCTTAATCCTGAACCCGAAATTACAGAATCTGAACCATTAGAGCCTGCGCTTCCACCGCCACCAACAGTTATTGTATAAGTTGTTCCGGCATTTAAAGATGCAGTAGATGTTCGATAACCACCAGCACCACCACCACCGCTAACACCACCGCCACCACCAGCAACCGCTAAATAACTAGCGGTATAGGTAGTTGAAACAGGTATAGCATCTTGAAAACCAGAATAAGGCAACCAACCTTGTGTTGAATCTATATATACAAATGAAACTGATTCTCTTTGGTTTTGCAATAAAAGATTAGCTGTTTCGCTAATTATTTTATTTCCGTTTGGATTAATAGTGACATTTTTTGTATTCCATGTACCAGCATAATCAGTCAAAATAATAATATTTCCAGCAGACGGACTTGCAGGGAAAGTAACTGTAATTGCTGTTGAAGTTGTATTTACAGGATAACCATTTCCAGAAGAAGCTGTGAAATTTGATGTTTGAACAGATTGCCAAGATATTGTTCCTGAAATACCAGTTAATGATGCTCCAGAGCCACTAAAAGCTGTTGCAGTTAAAGTTCCAGTAGAAGGAACAAAACTTAATTTTGTAGAAGCAGTTTTGGCTGGTAAGTTACCAGTTGTGGTTGTTACCCAGGTTGGATAAACAGAAGTAGCCGTTGTTGTATCGTCTGTAATACCTATGTTTGTAGCGTTTGTAGCAGTTGTTGCAGAACCAGCCGCAATAGTTGATTGTGCTACCCATGTTGGGGAGGCAGCAGAACCACCTGATTGCATTAAATAGCCTGAAGTGCCATAACCAGTTGTACCACTAAGGGCAGGAGTTGTACCTAAGTTTGTAGATAAGCCAATAGCACCTGAAGCGTTAATAACGTGAGATGATTGTCCTGCTGTACCGTAGGTTAAGTATGTTTTGTAACCATTACCAGAACCAACAGACACATCACCATCATGTCCTGAGAAATAAACACCATTATTAATACTATAAAAATCAACAGGAGTACCTGAACTAAACACAGACGAGTTCATACCAAACTCACCATAATAAGATGAGTCCGTGCCTAAGTCATTACTTAGTACGTAGTTGGTAGAGGCTCCTGCAGTGCCTGATTTGTTTTGCAACAAAGTTTGTAAATAACTTCCAGATACCGATGCACCTGCTGCGTAGTTTGAATTAGACGCATTAAAAGATAATACAGGAGTTGTGCTTGTGGTAGAGTTTGTTGCTAATTGTGGAACAGTTGTTGTTCCTAGTGAGTCTTGAATGGCAGCTTTCTTAGCTGCATAGTCACACCATACATCTTTTGTGCCTGCAGAAAAGCTAACTGCAGAACCTGAATTAGAAGACGCTAATACAGTGGTTCTAGTTAAAACTAAACCAGTTGCATCAAGAGTACCATAACCAACCTCCCAGTTTGAACCTGATTGGTCAGCTATGGTGTAATACGTTGTATTGCTGGCTCCAATTCCAGCAGAAAAGGATTGATAACCTGAAGCAGCACCGAGCAGAGTTGCTGCTCCTGTGCCTACAACAATAGTAGTTTCTTTAACCCGATCTGCTAGAACGAAAGCCATATATTCCTATTAACTAAATTGTACTTTAAAAGTAAACTGAATTGAATCTCCGTTGCTTAAAGCAATACCAGTAAAGTCACCTTTAACAAACAAGTTACCTGAAGTAGAAGCATCAAACAAACCAGCATTAGTGATTGTCTCACCAGTTGCTGCAGTCTGAGTACCAACTACTTGGAAAGTATCATTGGTTGTAGAAGTTGTAACTTGAGTGGCTGTGCCTGAGACACGAGGAGTCACTTCAGTAAACAAAGTTGTGTCAGTCGCACCAGTTGTACCTGCACCAGTACCCCAAGCAACATAGCTTGGTGTAGTACCTGATCCGTTGATACGGCTAGTTACGATGGCACGACCAGTGTTAACTAGTAGTGTAGCCATGTTTATTTCCTTTCGATAAGTTTTCCTTTGCAGGAATAACTCTTAAATTGTATTCAACATGTAAACCACAAACATCTGCACCTTGCAAAGGTACAATATGGTCTACATGCCACGCTTCAAGACCTTCTTTATTTAACATAGCAGCTAATTGATATTTACATCTTATAGCAGTTAAATTAGCCCAGGAAGGAGTCGCTAAAAACTTAATTGCTCGTCGTTTTGCACGAATAGCATTTCTAGTGCCTTTATTGTTTACATCCCAGAGTCTTTGTGCTTTCTTAGCTTTATCTAAATTATTATAATAATATTCTAAAGATTGTTTAATTACTTTTTCTTTATTTTTATTATAATAAGAATTAGTTAGCTTTTTTATACATTGTTTACACGCTGTAGCGTAACCGTCTTTAGACTTAGCCCTCTTATGGAAACCAGTAATATCTTTTTCTAAAATACATTTAGAACAAGTTTTTACTTGGATAACCATTTTTTAATTCTCCAAATAAACATCTTGATAGGGTTGCAATGGTAGTAATCTATAACGCCAAGTTCCACCTTACTGCCATCAGCACGAATGATGGTAGCAACAAGTTGGATTTCTTTAGCGTCTAGATTAGTTTGCATTACGTATGTTGTTTTACCAACTCAAGAACGATTGTAAATGTTAAGACTTGTCCTGTGCCTTCATAATCAAAGGTAGCTACAATATCTCCTGTTGGGCTGGCAGCATTATTAATAATACCACCATAGTGTCTAGCTTCTACTTTACCACGTCCTGCAAAGTTCCAGAACACAGTATTAGTAGAAGCACCCTTCCAAAGGACGTTCACAGTTAATAAATCTTCTACGTCGTAGGTGATTCTATCAACACGTAAGCGATTAGCTTTAACACCATTAATATCAAAGTCACTTAAGTTAGCAGGGGCAACAATAGTGTAAACACCAGCGTCCGTAGCTGTTAAAGTACCTTCGTATTTGATTACAACATGGCGTGGACCGTCTACTAATATTTGAGGTGTTTGAATGACAGTAGTCATGTAAGCCTCCTATTAACGTGAAACTTCGACAGCAGCTAATACGTAGTCAATGGTCATTGTTTCAGTAGCAGTTGGAGTATCCGAGAAGATTGGAGACAACAAAGCACTAGTCAAAGTAGTACCAGAAGAACCGATAGTTGGTGATGTAACACGAGCAACTAAGTTACCGTTAACATA